ATGCAAAAAAAATTAGATGATTTAGCAAAAGAGTGTGAGGAAGGAATTGCAAATTTAATGCCCTCAACACTTGGAACAGAGCTGGGCGGAGCAGATGCCCAAAAATCAGCAGGAACTTTTAATAAAGATGAAGTTCTTAAAGCAGCAGATAAATTTAATTTAGAATTAAAAGAAAAGTTTAGGGCATTGTTTCAAAGTAATGTGCCATTTGCGAAAGAGTTTGTATTTGAAGCAATGACAGGAAAAGTTAAATTTAACAATAACAATGGAACAGCAACTCATTTTTTGGTTGTAAATTTTGATGGTTCAGCTGAATTTCATCAAGTTAAAAAATCTTCTGATAGATATGTTGCAAAAATTCTACCTAAAGTTAATCCCGATGTTAAATTTAAATCGACTTCTCAGAAAAAAGTTATAGATGGTGAAGAAACTAAAACAGGGTATTATAGATTTTGGTCTGTAGTTGGTCTTGGATATAAAGCTGCTGTAACACAAACAGAAGAATTAATGAATGAAGTTTCAAATGGAAATATGGTATACATGAGTGAAGGGTTTATGGATAAATTAAAATCAATTTATTCAAAAGTAAAAGAGGTTATCACAAAAGCTTTTAATGCTATAAAAGATTGGTTAGTATCGTCAGTTCTTAATTTTGCTGAGTTTCTTGGGTTAACACCAGACATTTCATTTGAAAATGAGATAAAATGGTAATGATGCCATTCTCAGAAATACTCACAGAAGATAAGGGTGGAAAAAACCTTCACCTAGAACATCTAGAAGATGAAATACTTAACTATGGTGTAGATGGTGGTAGAGCTGCACTAAACTTCCTACGTTCATTACGAGATATGCTTGCTGGTGCAAGTCGTAGTTCGGTAAATATGACAGTCAAATGGGATGGTGCGCCGGCAATCTTCTGTGGTATAGAACCAGAGACAGGAGATTTTTTCGTTGCGAAGAAATCAGTATTTAATGTCAATCCAAAATTATACAAAACAAACGCAGAGATTGACGCTGATTTATCTGGAGCGCTCAACTCAAAATTCAAAGTCGCACTTGCAGAGTTTTCCAAGTTAGGTATCAAGGACGTTCTACAAGGTGATCTGATGTTTACTGATGATGTAGAATCAGAAACTATTGACGGCACTAAGTATTACACATTTCAGCCCAACACTATTGTCTATGCTGTGCCTACTGATTCTGAATTAGGCAAAACTATCAACAAAGCAAAAGTTGGTATTGTTTGGCACACCACATACACTGGTGATGCGTTACAGGATATGAAAGCATCTTTTGGTGCGAACATAACTTCACTTAACAAACAAACAAGTGTGTGGATGGATGATGCGACTTATAAAGATGTTTCTGGTAAGGCAACATTTACTGCGGCTGAAGATGATAAGATTACAAAAATACTATCACAAGTTGGTAAAACATTTCAAAAGATTAATGCTAATTCGTTAAGAAAGTTTCTAACAGTGCAGAATGGTATGACAGGTTCTATTGCAGGAGCTTCTCTCAAAACCTATAACAACTCAAAAGTTCGTGCAGGGGAAATAATTTCAAATCCATCTGCTCATGCAAGGGGATATGAGAAGTGGGTTCAAATATCAATTCAAAAACAAATTGATAAGGCAAAGTCTGATAAAGGTAAAAAGAAATATACCGATATGCAGAAAGAGTATATGCGTGAGGTAAAAAAACATACAGGAAACTTAATTCAAATTATCACTTTCCAGAACCTATTGGTTGAATCAAAAATGCAGATTGTCAAAAAACTAAATAGTGTAAAGGGTTTGACAGATACATTTGTAAAGACCAAAAATGGATTTAAGGTGACTAACCCAGAGGGTTATGTCGCTATTGATAGAGTAAGTGGTGGAGCGGTTAAACTAGTAGACCGAATGGAGTTCTCGTTTAATAACTTTACAGCTATCAAATCGTGGGATAAGTAATGAAAAAATTTAGAGATTTAACAGAAGCAAAAGAGACTATGGTTTTTACCTTTGGTCGATTCAATCCACCAACCATAGGCCACGAGAAACTTATTAAAAAGGTTGCTCAGGTTGCCGGTTCAAATCCGTATCAAATATACCCATCATTCACAACCAATCCTAAAAAAGACCCACTTCCTCATGCACTAAAAGTTGCGTATATGAGAAAGATGTTCAAGAAGTATGCAAAAAATATTATTGCAGATAAAGACTCTAAGACCGCAATTAACATTGCAGTAAAACTTTATGATGAAGGTTATAAGAATTTAGTGATGGTTACTGGGTCTGATCGTGTTAAAGAATTTGATACACTACTCGGAACTTACAATGGTGTTGAGGGTAAAAGACATGGGTACTATAAGTTTGACAGTATCAAAGTTGTATCTGCTGGAGAACGCGATCCTGATGCCGAAGGTGTAGAGGGTATGTCAGCATCTAAGATGCGAGCAGCCGCAGTTGCTGGTGACTACGATGCATTCAGTACAGGTATTCCTGTTACACTATCTGATGCAGATAAAAAGAAACTGTATCGTGATGTTCGCAAATACATGGGTATTCGTGAAGAACGCGATATGGGAGATATGTCAGATTTTGAAACTTTGCGTGATGCATACCTCGTAGGAGAAATCTGGAATGTTGGTGATATTGTAGAAGCAAACAATATTCGCGGTGAGGTTATTCGTAAAGGTGCAAACTATCTTTCGTATATAGATGAGAACCACAAAGTTCACAAAGCATGGTTGCATGATATAATACTAGAAGACATTACCAAAAGAGATTTAGACCAGATTGAAAAATATGCAGACAAGTTATTTGCAGCAGTTGGTATTGATGTAGAATTTACACGCCATTTTATGGATAGAGTAAATGATGCTCGTAATAAAACCCCAATCACAACATCTGAACTTGTGCGTTTGTTCAAACAGTCCTTTAAGAAATATGGTAAGAAGATCGCAAAACTTGGCCCTGATGCAGAAGCAGTTATCAACGATATAAAAACTGATATCAATATGCCTTTTGTTCTTGACCTAAAGGGTGGAAAATTAGAGTTGATTGCAAAGACTGTAATGAGAAAGAAAAACTTTAAAACTTCTGGGCCCAAACTTGCATTTGAAGAATTGAGTGAAAGAAACTATCGTAAAGAATATGATAATTATCAGGGTACACCAGAACAGATTGCAAGACGTTCTTCACGAAACAAAGCTCGTAGAGTTATGGGTGACAAGACTAAAATAGATATGGACGTTGGACATAAAGATAATGACCCTATGAATAATGACCCTAAGAACCTACGTAATGAAGACCCATCAAAGAATCGTAGAGAACCACGTTTACGTGAAAAAGAAGAAATTGATGAACTGAGTTCTTCAATTGGTTGGTTAAATCGTGCAGCTGCAAAAATTACTCAGATTACACATCCTAAAGGGTGGGATAAAATTATTAAGACTTATGTTGATGGTATGAAGGATGACGAACACAGAAAAAATCCTTCAAAGTGGGCAGTCGAAGTTGCTAAAAGATATAGAGGTGTTGATGCTCGGTCACTTGTCAAATATATTAATACATTAGTTTCTAAGGGTCAAATACCTAAAGAATTAAAAGCAAGTAATACGACATCATCAAAAATGGAAAAATTATCTTTTACTGATTTGGTTAATGAAGTAAAACAAGACAAAGAGATTGAAGATAAGAAGGGAACTCAACCAGCAAAGTATTATAGTGATATGGAAAAGTCTACTAAAGATAAACGTGCAGCTCACTTTAATAAAAAGAAAGAAGGCCCAGCGCCAGGCGATGCATCTGCAACAACTAAACCATCTACACATACTAAGAAGTTCAAACAGATGTATGGTGAAGTTCTTAGTAAAGATGCAGACCAAGGGGATTACATAGATGATTTTCAAAAGTCTGATGCACCACAGTTCAAGGGCAAGTCTAAAGAGAAACGGAAAGATATGGCAATCGCTGCATATCTTTCAAAGAATGAATCTAAGTTAGAAGAATTTGAGTTAAATGAAAAGATTGAAGGTTTAGTAACAAAAGCAGAAAAGTCTGGTATGCCGTACGGTATTCTCAAGAAAGTGTACGATAGAGGAATGGCTGCATGGAAGACAGGACACAGGCCAGGCACTACTCCACAACAATGGGCGTTTGCAAGAGTCAATTCTTTTGTTACCAAATCTTCTGGAACTTGGGGGAAAGCAGACGCTGACCTTGCAAAACAAGTTCGGGGAGAATCAGTTGAAGAAGAAAAACCTTGTTGGAATGGTTTTAAACAAGTTGGTATGAAAACAAAGGGTAACAAACAAGTACCAAACTGTGTTCCAGAAGAAACAACTGTAGAAGCATGTTGTGACGATTGTGATGATTTGTATGATCATGTTATCGCAGAAGCAGAGTATCAGGGTAAAAAAGTAAAACTTAATAATCCTATTAGGACGAGTGAAAATCCTAATAAGAAGTTCAAAGTATACACAATGGGCCCAAGTGGTAAAGTAGTGGTCGTGCGGTTTGGTGATCCAAACATGGGTATCAATCGTGATGACCCTAAAGCAAGAGCTGCATTTAGAGCTAGACACAGTTGTGATGAAAAGAAAGATAAAACTACAGCAGGATATTGGTCTTGTTACCAATGGCGTGCTAGTTCAAAAGTTGACAATTAAAATTAGATAAATAGGTACAAAGGAAACGCAACTATGACAAATTACACCAAAACAATGAGAGAAGCATTGCAATCAATGTACATCTCCGAAGACAATATTGCCATATTGCGTGATATAGTTAAAAGAAAATCAGCAATGCCATTAAAGTTTGCTGATGGTAAGATGAAAGTTGACCTTTTTACTGCATCGGCAGTAACTCAAGCACTTGATAAAGTCAACCCTGCAAACAAAGCAAAAATAACCAAGTTGATTAACACAGGCAAGAAAGCAAACTTTGCGAGTATCGCAAAGGTGGTTATGAAGTCTGAAAATAATCCAGAGATTGAAGAAGAAGTTAAAGTTGAAGAAGTTTCTTTACTGGCACAACAGGCTGCAATTTTAATTTCTAAAAGAGAACTCGAAAGAAACCCTAGAAAAGAAGAAGTTGAACTTGATGAAGAAAAGATGCCTTCTCATGCAGAGTTAGTTAAAGGTAAATACGGAGATGCACATGCTGGCGCACAACATTTTTCTAATATTGATGGTAAAGTATATACTTGGAATTATCTTGAAAGAAAAGGTGGGAAATATGTTGTAACAACAAAGAAAACTGGTGAAATCGGTCTATCTAGAGCAGGAAGTAAGGATTTTAAAACTGCAAAGATTGTTAAAGAAGAAACTGAACTTGATGAAGGCCAGTTGAAAGACATGTTAGCACAGGCAGGTGATATTGAGTATTATGCTAAGAGGAGTGGTGGTATTGATAAGAAGGACATGATGAAAGCTGCTTCCCTGTTGAAGAAAGGTAATAAGTCTGGTGCATTGAATTTTGTGTCTAAACTAGACACATCCCCAAGAGAAAAAATTCTAGACTTGATGGGTGAAGAAGTTAAACTTGATGAAAAGATGAAACCAGTTGACCCAAAAACTGCTAAAATGATTGCAAAAATAATAGCAACAAATAAATTGGATTATAACTTTGAGTATGGTTTATCTAAAAATGATATAGCTGATATTAAAAAACAAGGGGGAAAACCACCTAGAGGCGTGGGCCCGATGGGTGGTGGTCGTCTTTACGATGTACTATCAGGCCTCGGCGATACAGACAACGATATTTACTTAGACGGCGCTGACCTTGTTGATGGCGCAAAAACTATTGCTAAGTGGAAAGGAATGACCGTAGGTGATATGCTTAAAAAGGCTAGATTACGATATGAAGAAGTTGAAGAATCATACGAGTTTGGTACAGACGAATATACAAAACATACTAAAGATGTAACGCCGGGTCAAGGCAAAGAGATTGATGAGGCAAGACCAAGCGCTCGCAGAGATGCTATGAAAGCAATGGGTAAGAGAGGAAAAGATTCTGCTGATGATGATGACTATGTTGCAACTGCTGATGATCGTAAAGCCGCAAGTAGAAATATTATATCGCAATTACGAAAATCAATTGATCTCGGTGGTACACACGAAGTAACATTTAAAGACAAAAAGAAAGTTAAAGTAAAACCTGAAATCGCAATGGCGTTCATCAAAAAATTTGAAAAGATGAAACCAGTAGATAAAGCAAAACTTCAAGATAAAGTTTCAAAATCTTATAAAGATTTATTGAAAGGATTGAAAGAAGAAGATACTTCCATGTTAGGAAGAATAGAAAAGAAACTCAAGGAGATTAAAAATGGGTAAGAAATATTTGGAGACAAAGGAAAACAGCCTTGAGTCCTCAGTTCTAGGAATTTGGCAGGAAGCTGCTAAGAAAGAAGACGAACTTGCTGAAGCAAAGTTTAGTCCTAAAGAAATTAAAATGGCAATCGGTGTTGCATCAGATAAGAGATATGCTGGTGGAAACATGACAGGTGCTGTTAAAGCAATTGAGAAAATGAAAAAGGGTTTATCTGGTCATCCACAAGTTGCAGCTGTTCTGAAACGACAGAATGAAAACATAGAAGAAGCTCAATCTGGTGGAAAAGAAGAATACCAAAAGTTCTTTAACGCTGCACTCAAGAAGTTCAAAGTTAAATCTCCAGCAGAACTAAAGGGAGAGAACAAAAAGAAATTCTATGATTACATAGATGCTAATTGGGAAGGCGACAATGAGAAAGCAGAAGGTGCTATGTCTCAGGTTCGTGAGTTCAAAATGACAAGTATGAAAGCTGCCCTTGCAGATATATGGGGCATGAAAGAAGGTAAAAATCCTTTCAAGAAAGAGGAAGAAGAGGAAAAACCAGTTATTACTAAAGGTGGAAAGACCCTAACAGGTAAGAAACCAGCAAACATAAATGTAAATCCTAAAATAGACAAAGAAGCATAATGTTTGATGAAAAATTTAACGGAACTGATAAAACCTTCAAAAGAGGATTTGCCAACTATATATTGTGATATGGATCAGGTTTTATGCGACTTTATTGGCGGTGCAGAAAAGATTATAGGAATACCTTTTGCACAAGCAAACAAAGAGGATAGGTGGGAAAAGATTATAAGCACTAAGGATTTTTGGGCAAATTTAGAATGGATGAAAGATTCAAAAAAATTGTATCAATTCATTTCTAGATATAACCCAAAAATCTTATCTGCATCTAGTAGAAGAGATGTTAATTCTAGGCCAGGCAAAATGAAATGGTTGAGTAAAAACACTAAAATAAAACGTAGTGATACAAAACTAGTTAATAGAGCAGATAAACAGAAATTTGCAACTACTGATGGAAAACCAAATATATTAATTGATGACTTTAAGAAAAATATTATAGAATGGGAAGCAAAAGGTGGAATAGGCGTACATCATACAAATGTAAGTAAAACTATTGGAGAATTGAAGCGTCTAGGGTTTAAATAAGATAAATAGATATATAACACATTCTCAAGAATAAGGAGAGAAATAATGAGCTTATGGGGAACAACAACGGCAGATGGCGATAAACCAAAGTTTCTGCCAGTAGATAGTAATGCAGCCGGTTCAACTGGCGCAAGAGAACATCTTATTGCATCTAAAAGTGGTTGGGCATTAGCGCCTGGCCTTGCTGCATCAGGTAATGATAATACAAGCGCACAACCAGAAATATTGGTTTGTGTTAAAAACCTTGCTGAATTTATGGGTTCTGCTTCAATTATTGGTATTGATTGGACAGACGCCACAGTCGGTAATGTTGGATTATTTGATATCACAGTATCATTTGATGAGGCAGTTGACGTAACGTCTGCCGCTTGGTCAAATAACCAAGTGGTTTCAAACAAAGCATACATTCTGTTAGATCGTTTAGGTGTCACAGATATGGTTTCTGACAGTACAATTGCTGCTCAGTACTTCTCTGGTTCTGGAACTAACCAATTAGTCTTTAGAGGTAGAGTTACTACAAACGCTGCTGCTGGATTTATTGGTTTCAATGGTTCTGGTGTCGGTGATGACGCTTTTAGTACAGGAATTATCTTTAATGGTAGTGCTGCACTAGACGAAGAAAATGGTGATTCTGCACTTGGTATTCGCCAAGAAGCAGGAACAGCTGCCGCACCTACATTTGGTGATGCATTAATTCTTGACAGTACTGCTGGTGGTGTTATGACTACTAACGGTGCGGTTACTGCATCTACAACAATTGTCGTTGATGGAGTTGCTTCTGATGCTTCTACTGCTATTACCATTGGACAGGTTGTTACAGTAAAA